TGCTTCATAAAATCCAATCTTCTAAGATTCCAAGTGGGTAAATTACTTATTTTAATATTGGTATTTAATAAACCATTAAGCTCTTTTAAAGATTCTTCACATTTAAACATTACTACATCATGAGCTAAGTGCTTTGTTTTTTCTATATCTCCAAATAAATAACTTTTTTGATTATTGCCAAAAGAATAGCATATCCTAGCGAACTGCCCTTTTATACTATCTTCCGTCTTTAGCTTCATAAACTCTTTACGATCTATAAAATTATAAAAATCATCAGGGAATAATCCATATTGCCCTTTTAAGCCTTTTTCAAGCCTATTGAATATATAATCTATAAATTTAACTAAAGAGGTTTGTAATTCGTTGTAATGAGTTTTTAAGCCTATTTGTGAAGCGGTAAAAGACATTGAGCCACCACCACCAAAAAGATCAAAGAAATATTTTGCTTGTGGCTTTACTTCTAACATCTTTCTTAATAGATCAATAGCTATCTTATTTTTAGACCCCATATAAGGCACTCTAAGATTTTTTATATTCTCTGGTATTATCGGGTAACCGAATAAATCATATCTCATTATGTATTATTTAAAATATAACTCTCTAACTCTCTAACTGTCTTTCCTATCCTTTCTTCTTTGCTAGCCCTCTTTTTCATTTATTTACCCCATTGAGTAGCGATTGCCTTTGCAATACCTTTGAAAGTCTTTGATCTGTTTTTTTGCCTATCTTTACCGCCTTTATTATACCAATTACCAGCTATCTTGGTGCTTTGTGGTTTATTTATAATGTCTGTTGATTCTAATGGTGGTAAATTTTTCAACCACAAACATGTCTTTTTCTTAAATGGATCACCAAAATAATAAGGCTCTATCACTTGGTTATATTTAGGTATATTAAATATTTTACTTTGCACAGGATTTTCAATACAGATTTTTTCAATAGGTGCGTTTAGTAACTTCATAAAAAAATCTTTAGCCACAAGCCCTTTTTCATATCTATCTTGGTTCAATATACCTTTAGGGTATAAATGCCTTGCTCCAGCATTACTTAAATAAGTGCAGGGAGGGTGTGCAATCATCATATCATATTTACCACTATAAGCTTCTTTTATAGCGTCACCTTTTATATGCCACTCGGGATAACCGCCGCTACAATTCAGTACATCACAAGAATAAGCTTCTATTCCTAACTTTCTAAATTCTATTGTTACCCTTTGAGATTCTTCACAAGCTACTAATACTTTCATTTTATTATTTAATTTTAATTATAGTTTTATTTTGATCTCCTTTTAAGCTTTGATAACTAACTTTACCAACATACTTAATAGTATCATCTTGCAATACTCCATGAGCAACAAGGCAATCTTCAAGGAGTTTTCCCATATAAGAACAATTAGAAGAATCAAGCACCCTAGATTTAAAATAAAAAATAAATTCTAACTCAATCTTTTTTTCTATCTTATCCAGCTTCTTCATTTCATATTTTGTTAATATCAAATATTGATCTTTCTGCTGTTTTCTTTGTCTCCAATGAACTCCTGCGTAAATCTTGTTTGTAGATATTTTTGGAAGATCAAGCAATGTTATTTCCATAATTATTTTATTAAATTCATTAGCTCCCTACTAATACTAAGAGAAAACCCTTTAATCATGGCCCATTTATCAATATTATCCAATACCTCCATCATTTCATCTTTACTAATATTATCAAAGGATTTAGGGATAAAATGATTATTCTTTTCAACATGCCATTTACCAACAATTTTAAGTGCATATTTAAACTGCTCTTTACAAAAAATTGATTCCCCCCTCTCTCTTTCTCTTTGGTTATATTGTGGCAATAATTGATCTCTAGCACTATAAAAAGCCTTTAATTGCGGGTGGGTTTTTTGCCCTGTATAAACTTTTAAATAAAATTCTTTTCCTTTGTTTGTCAATGATCTAATATATTGACTTAGTTGGGAAATTTCCATATTTAAGCTATCAGATTTATAGAATTTAATATTTTCTATCAGCTCTTTTTCTTGCATGTTAAAATTACTTAATTAGTATAACCGCCATATTAACTAATCAATTAATTATGGTAGCCTCTTATATATTTATAGCTATAGGGTTATATGCTGTAATAGCATTAATTTAAGGCAGTAAATCTTTTAATTTAACTTTTAAAGCCACCGCAATATCATTTAACTTATCTAAAGACGGAGAGTGTTTCCCTGTTTCATAGTGGGAGATAGTTTGTTTACACTTTAAGCCAACTGAATCAGCCAACTTAGTTTGATCTAGTTTTTTTTTCTTTCTAAAAAAACTAATCTTTTTTCCTACTTTTTCCGTTAGTTTACTCATTAATTTTTGATTTTAGGTTTTTTAAAAATTGCTTAGTAATTTTAGTTGGTATTGTTTTTTGATTCTTATAGAGTCCAGAAAACCTCTCAACTAAATTATTAGCTGTTTCTAATTTATCTTTTAGTTCCTGCTTTTTTATCATTTTATTGTAGTTGGGTTAGTAAGCTGTTTTTTAATTCTATTGTTTTAATCAATAGATCAGATAATTTTTTAATAAATTCCTCATCCCTTTCCACTCTAATAACAAGCATCTTCTTTTCATCTTTAAATAAAGGGTGGTAAGATACAAAGTCACAATATTCTCTTTGTGATATATATAAACCCCCTTGCACTTGTGCCTTGTATTTTGTGGGTAGCTTATTATCAATTAAATATTTTAAATGATTTTTCTTTAATGGGCATTTTATTTCAATCAATCCATTATCACCAATAAGACCATCAGGGGAGTAACCAATATTATCTTTTTTAATAAATGTTACCTCTTCTACCTTATTATCAGTAACAAAAGAATAATAACTTCTAGCCTCTTCTTCTAACTCATTACCTCTAATCATAGCCTCGCTCTGAAAACCTACTTCTGGCTCTGTTAAAAGGCTATCACTAGCTAATTCAAAAGCATAATCTTTTAATGCCTTACTTTCTACCCCTGTTGAAGTAATAATCTTGTCAAAATTACTTGCGGTCGCAACACCTAATCGCATTTGCAACCATTCTTGAGAACCTTGCTCAATATCTTTAATTACTTGCATTTTTATTTTTTATTTTAATTTTTAACATACCTAAACCCTTTTCAAAATCACTAGCCTTAAATTCCTCCAAAGAATCTACCTTAAAATGCTCTAAAAATTTATGTTCTTCCGTTCCAGACTCATCTAATAGCTTTTTTAATTTCTCATATTCTTCAATAGAGATGGTCGCCCAATCATCCTTAATATCATCTTTGTTATACAAAGATAGACCAAGACCAAATACAGCTATATTTTTTACTAAGCACCTCATTATTGATTTGTTAATATCAAACATTGTTGCAGATTCAACAAATTTAGTTTTCATAATATCTTTACCTGCTTTTTTTGATTGTTCCCAGTCTTTGACTTCGTAAGAATATTTTTCACTCTTCATTGACTTATTAGCTCCATCCATAACTGGCAACCACATTTCATGAGTTAGGTTACTTATAGATACTTTAGTAAAAACCATATAACCCTCATCGCTTTTAAAATAAGGTAAATTATTGTCATTTTTTATTATTTCATATTTTGCATCTGGGTATATTTTACAAACCTCTTTCCAAGCATCCGCCCAAGAAATATATGATAGTTTTTGTTTTTGTTTTATCTTGGGTTTTATATCTATGCTGCTTAATTTAGCAAATATAGAGTCACCTTTTAATTTCTTTTCTGTCATAATTTTAATATTTAGTTCTTTTTACTGATTCGTGCATGATCGAGGTTATTCTTTCAAATAACTTTTCTATAATTTCACTGCCTTTATTTTCAGAAGTAAGTTTTGCTTCAATAGCTTTTTCACTTAATGCAATTTTTTTAGTTAAAAGCTCAATAATCTTTTCCTCTTTTTTTGTATATTTATTTAGTGCCATAATTAATTTAATTTAAGCTGATTACATAATTAATTATAATATAGTAATTTTTATTAGTCAAGTATTTTTTTAATCTTTTCTTGATTTTAATTTTCCTTTTTCAATAAAAACAATATCCCCGCCTTCTATTGTTCTATCGTTTACTTTTAGAAAATGGTCCTTAACTTCTGTTCGTCCAACCTTAGAATATCCATTAAGATCTACTAATCTCGGTGGTAAATCCGCATCTGCTAATTTTATATTGCAGGCTCTTATTTTTAGTTTAGGTAGTTTATCTTGTAAATATAAGGCTAGATTTTTAATATTCTTATTTGTTATTTTTACTGGTAGTTTAAATGATTTTATTTTAGTTTCTCCGACCTTATCTTTGTCTCCTTTTATGCAACAGTTATTGATCCTCTGGACTATGGTATAAGGACTAGTTTCTATTGTTGTGTTACATAAGGTACATTGAAATTTAAATCTTTTAGTTCCTTTCTGGTTTCTTTCTTTTAATTCTTCTGTTACTATGTACTTCTGAATTTTATCGCCAACTTTTATTTTTTTCATGATTATTATAATTGAGTTAATATAAGGCTATCAATAAATAGCTCCTTTATATCTTCTGCCTGTTGTTTTGTCGGGCTTTCAATCTTCCATACGCATAAGATAGATTCTTTTTCGTATTTTGGGCATTGGGTTAAAAAGTAGTCCATTTTCTCTAAATATAAAGGTGCAGTTAATCTTGATATTTCTTTTGCCGATTCTTCGGTTTTAATTTCTTTTGATATTGTTATTTTCATAGTTTAATTTCTTTTGTAATTTCAATTTCTTGATCTAAGCATTTATGGAAAGAGTTTTTTCTTGCTCCTGCGATAGATTCGCATTTTACTGTTTGTTAAAACTTCATTTGTCATAATTATATAAATTTACTTAATAACTTAACCAAAAAGAATCTAAAAGGGCTTAACCTTGCTAGATCTGCAAGACTCCCTTCGTCATGGAAGTCTATTTTGTGAATATAAAACAAATTATATTTTAATTGTCTAATTGCTTGAATTTTGTTTGTCATAGTTTTTTTTATTTAATTAATTATAGCATTACCAGAAACCCTAGCATTACCAGAAACCCTAGCATCACCATAAACCCTAGCATCACCATAAACCCAAGCATCACCAGAAACCTGAGCATCACCATAAACCTGAGCATTACCAGAAACTATAGCATCACCATAAAGCCAGGCACAAACAGAAACCCTAGCATCACCATAAACCCAAGCATTACCAAAAACCCTAGCATTATCACAAACCATAGCACGACCATAAACCCTAGCATCACCATAAACCCAACAGTCGCCTCGATGGCTTAAATTACTCTCCTTCTCTATCCAACCTCCAAGATCTCCTTTTTTTATATTTAAAAAGTCTTTTAAGGCTTCGATTTGGTATAGGGTAATTTCTCCAATAGTTTTTTTATTTTTAGTTAATTTATATTTCATGATTATTTATTTGATTTACTTTTTTATTTAATTAATTATAGCATCACCATAAACCCTAGCACGACCAGAAACCCTAGCATCACCATAAACCCAAGCATCACCATAAACCCAAGCATCACCATAAACCCTAGCACGACCATAAACCATAGCATCACCAGAAACCCTAGCATCACCATAAACCCAAGCATCACCATAAACCCAAGCATCACCAGAAACCCTAGCATCACCATAAACCCAAGCATCACCATAAACCCTAGCATCACCAGTAACCTCGGCACGACCAGAAACCCTAGCATCACCATAAACCCAAGCATCACCATAAACCCTAGCATCACCATAAACCCAAGCATCACCATAAACCCAAGCATCACCATAAACCCTAGCATCACCAGAAACCCAACAGTCGCCTCGATGGCTTAAATTACTCTCCTTCTCTATCCAACCTCCAAGATCTCCTTTTTTTATATTTAAAAAGTCTTTTAAGGCTTCGATTTGGTATAGGGTAATTTCTCCAATAGTTTTTTTATTTTTAGTTAATTTATATTTCATGATTATTTATTTGATTTACTTTTTTATTTAATTAATTATAGCATCACCAT